TGTAGCTAGTTCGTATACAATATTAAAAGATTGAGTTAATACGTATGAAAATATAATATCTGTACTAACAGTTGTCTCAGACGGAGTATTTCCTGAAAAGGAGTTATGAACAAAACTTGCGTCAATAGAAATAAGAGAACCAGAAACTAAATCAAGCCCATTTAAGTCTATAATTAACTGAGCATTAGGTATGTTTGTAGTTGATCCAAAAGTATAACCCACATTTCCAAATGTATCTAAAACTTCTTCACGCCCTATAAGTTCTGAAACTAATTCTGTTTCATACTCAAGCCTAACAGGAGAATCACTAACATCAACAAGGTTATAGTTTTCAATATAATTACCATACATTAATCTATTCCCCATTAAAGTTTGAGCTTGAGCTAATAGAGGAACATTGTCATATAATCTAAGTAATTCAGACTCAGGAAGTATAGTAAATATTTTACTATTCCTAAAAACAAAAGTATAGTCAGTATTATCAGCAAGCCCTAGTTCCGCTTTTTTTAACTTTTCTATAACCCGAATAACAGTACCACTACTATCTTTAAATAACAAATCAATGGCTGTAACCAATGAACTACCTGAGTTGTATGTTATGATTGCGGTATTAAAACTATTTGTTACTCCCTCATTTAAATATGATTGAGAACTAAATTCAAAAGGATTTGTAAAAAATGCTGCGTCTGAAAACTGTGACGTAGCTGAATATTCATCGTCCTGATACTCATACCTGTAGGCAAATGAAATAAACCGTTCTTCTAAATAATTTTCTTCACCACCACTTGTAGTAGTCATTTCAATAGTTGGTGCACTGTGTGGAGGTTTTTTTATAACCAAAAAAGACTCAGAAAATAATTCTGTATTACCATCTCCATCAACCAAAGGTGTACCACTTGGGGATTTATAGTTACGCTGCGTATTTAAAAATCTAGGTGGGTTATAATTGTCTGTCCAAAACAATAAGCCATCTACTAAATTTATTCCTGTAATAAGATATTTTTCATTAAAGTTTAAAACTGTTTCGGTAGGAGTTACACCTCCCTTTGAAACACTTACTACGTGATATATTAAATTGTTTGTAGCTGAGTTATATGAAAGTATCAAGTCAAGCTTACCTGTAGGAGAGGAAGTAAACCCAGAGTCATGAATAAACCAATATAACGTTTCATTAGCACCATCCTCGTAAGCACCAATACACCTAGCACTAGTGCTTAAAAGCTCTCCCTGATAACCTATACTTGTAAGCTTAGTGTTTCCTTTTGAGTTTTCAAGAGCACCCACCTCAGTAGACTCAGAAGAACCTAGTCTAACATTTAATGCGTCAATATATTGACCGTTTGGAACAAGTCGTTCGTCAACGGATTTATTCATCTTACCTGCTATAAAATTCCTTTGAAATGTAGCCATATTATTTTATCCACTTATCTCTACCTCTAAGATTCATTAATAATCTTCCTGGGTGTATATTGCTTAATCTTATTTTTGCGTTTCTAAGAAGTGCTGATTTAGCTTTTCTAGCCCTGTTAACAACATATTCTTGTACTCCTAATTTACCGTTTAATATTTGATAACTAATATACGCATAAACATAATCTTCAAACAACTTATTTACAGTTACTTGAGTGTCGTCTCCACCTTCCATACCGTCAGACACATACTCTAATATACAACTATTGTTTGCCATAGTTGAATCAAAGTTTATAACGCCTGATTTTTTATCAATTCTAAAAGTAGGATTAGCATTGGCTGTTTCAGTGTTAAGTCCAAACCTAGCACCAACAGCAAAATCAAAATACCAACACCCCTCATATTCGTAACCCATTAATCCATCATAAGGGCTAAGACTGTTTAAATATATGCTTGGTTTTTGGCCTGTAATTCTTGAAAAATCTAAAGGAGAATACTCAGGCTGTAAAGCCTTTCCGTCTTGGTCAAAAAGTATTCTGTTGTCATTAGCCTGAAGGTAAGCTTTAGCTGAGTTTACTTGGATATTTTCCACCATAGGCCTTATAACTCCATCTTGAAAGTAAGATATTCTAACCCAATTCACATAGTCTGAAGGCAATATAAATCTAAGGTCTTCAGAAACATTTAATTGGAGCACCTTAATTTCCTTAAAAGCATCATAGTTTAATTCCTGTATCGCTCTTTTTGCATGAAAAAGTATCTTATATCTTTCTTCATTATTTACTAAAGAATGATTACCAGAATACATTAACTGATAGTTTACAACTATATCTTTCAATGAAACGTACTGGTATGATCCCCAATTAGAATCTTCAGGAGCATTACCTCCATTTTCGTAGTAATCGTATTGGCTAAGGTATGACATAATTATTTTTCGCTATTAGTTTCAGTAGCCTCTGCAGCTCCTGCGTATTGAACAACTGATGCCTCTCTTATTGAAACTCCCGCATACTGTAGTATTTTCATTGTTAAATCAGTGGCATCATCTGGAAACAATTCAAAGTCTTGATAGTCAGGTTGAGTTTGGTCAAACACTGGCTCACTATTATTACCCAAGTCTACATAAGTCCATTTTGGCGGCTTAGGGTAACGTATGTATTGACACGCAACTGTTGGGGCTACAGTCAAGGGTGGATATATTGTTGCAATATTTCCTTGAGTTGTATACGCAGGAAACATTGTAGATGGTGCAGTTAAAGGAGAAGAGTTAAGTAATAATATTTTACCCTGCTCAACTCTTTCTAATTCTGTACCTCCTATAAATATTTTATTAATTAAATAAAAGTCTGAACCTGTAGTTGCAAGTGAAGGTAAAAAAAAACTATCTGTAGCACCTCCATTTTGAGTCAAGTTTGATGTTACTGAAAAAAAATCAATAACCTCTACATACCCTTTTTTTATGTCTGCATAGTCTGTCCCTGAAGTTCTTTGGTTCTCTTTATTTATTTGGTAATTATACGCATAGAAATAGTCCTCAAATAAATCCATTTGAGCCTGTTGTGCATATAGATTAAAATCTTGTGGAGATATGTAGCCGTAGTTGTTTTTATTTAACACGGCTAAAACTGTATTTCTAATGTCGTTTATCATCCTAACTATTATTTACACAAAGATAGTTAAAAAAAAAAGAGGTCTTAAAATAGACCCCTTACTTTTACTAAACACGTATAGTTCCCTAATACAATTACGAGTCTAGTATTTTTTCTAAAATCTTTAAAGATTCAACTCCATCATCTGATTGGAAAAATGAAGACACTATATAAATTGGGTCTTCACCAAAAGGTATCGTACACATTCGTGTTTTATTGGTTTTAGTGTTAAACCAAACCTCCTTATTTTTATTTCTATATTTAATAAGACCTTCCTCAAACAATTTGTGTACGGTGGCTTGTAATTTTAAGACTGGATCATTTATAAGAGACATAAACTCTTGAGGTTCTCTTTTAGCATAAACTAAAATATCTCGCTTCATTTCATCCGTACTAATTCTAGAAGGGTCTTTTGAAAACAATACTCTTGTTAAAGTTTCTAGTTGCGCTATAGATAATGAACGTGCTTCTATCATCGCATCAAGCTCTATGTTAATGTTTTCAACAATTTCTTGAGCATCTTTTGCCTTATCTAATTCTTTAAACTTAATACCATTGTGTGGGTGAACATCTAAGAATTTTTGTAAAATTTGATTATTTTTGGTAACTCTCAAAAATCCATCCTCAAAAACAACAGGTTCGATAATTGCATTACCATCTTGCTCATCCACAAAAGGCGAAGCTTGATTTCTAGCATAACGTAATTCTCTGTTTACTCCTGTTTTAGGGTCAACCCAAAGTAATGGGAATCTTCTACTGTGTCTTGTTGCAAGCATAAAAGATAAAGGTGCTGCATTCCTTGTTAACTTGTAGACTTTGTCTACTCTTTGTACTGTAGTTTTCATTTGATATAATTTAATTTAATTTATAAAAAAGAGGTGGCATCCCTTCTAGGGTTTCTGCCACCTCTATATTTAAGCTACTTAATCTTGGAAGATGAAGAAGTTGTTTG